GTGTGTTTCGTGGTTTGAGTAAGTGTGATTGATTACACGTGTTCGTATTGTGTTTTCGTGTACGTACCTTGAATGGTTGGAACGTTCCAGTGTGTACTCGATCAAACCCTCACTTGCAAACGTGTATAACCTTTCAAAGTTCAGTCTGTCATGATTCCAGTGTGCAGTGGTTGAATCGCACATAACTAGAGCATTAAGCACCTTTTCAAGGTTCACGTCTGCCGTAAAGCTTGCCCCGTCTCCTTGACTGTAAAATCCAGAGTACTGTATTTCAGCATTCTCAAATCCGAGTGTTTCAAGTTTTTCCTTCCAGTGGTCAAGGATGAATTGCGCGTGAACCTCATTAAAATCTATACTATCTATACTTGAGTACTCTTTTCTGTCTTCTATGATTCTCTCCTGGACGTCTTCCGGTAGTTCTTCAAACTTGTATACCTTTATTGTTATTTCTCGCATTGTATTCTCTCCTTTTTTGTTTATTCAAACGTGTTTTAAACCTTAAGCCTTGAGCTTTAAGCCTTTTAAACCCACCCATGGGCAATCATGCACTAGTTCCTCACACCATGGCGCTTCCTCATCGTTGAACGAGTGAGGGCAACCTTGGTCCTTTGTGCTTTGTGCCACTATGCCCCTATGCAATACAACACACCAGTCATTGCGGTATTTGCAAAAGTCGCGCAATAGTTTGCTTTTTGGTTCATCCATGGTTTGTTCTCCTTTTTTAGAGCATTATAGTATTAGAACACTTCAGCAAATTCAAATGAATCACCAGGAAAGTAATCCCCCTTACGAACACAGGAAAGCAAATCTTTAAAACCCGTAAACTCACACGTATCTCTGTTTTCCCTGGTGTATTCTAGCCTATGTTCTGGTGACATGTTTTCCCATAGCTCATTTGCAGCGTTTGCACATTTTTCATGGTACCTGTCCTCATCAAGAATAGGATAGTCCGCAAGAGAGCAGACAATCTCACCGGCTTTAGTCCTTAGTTCCTCACTGCCCTTATCACTAACTAACAAGACTTCAAGCCAACCACAGGCCCAATGGCCAAACCTGTATACCTGTACGTCACCAGAATTGTCTCCCAACGTCTCAAGTGCTACCTCAAAGTTACAGTTTTCCAGTATGCTGCTATCCCTGTTTCTGCCAAGCAGTACCTTGAAATTACAAATTTCATGTTCAACGCAGTTCAATCCTTTTACGTCAAACTGTGTAGGTTGGTAGTCCTTGCATGCCTGTAATTCGTCAAAATGATCTAAGTAATCCATGTTTCTCTCCTTTTTGTAAACTGTGTACACGCCTTTGAATTGTGGTTTCGCCATTTATACCCTTTAAAGTCTTTGTTACTGCACTTCTTTCCGTAATCAAACCCTTTACCTGTCCAGAACTTGCAATTTCTACATTTTGGGTTTTTTGGATTATAATAGTGAAACTGTATTATAAATGTTGCCATGTAGCTTATCCCCCTTCATATCCTTTTATTAAGCAGTGTTCGTATTTACTATTACCCTATAAGACCCTATAAGGCAATTCATACTTTTCAAGGATACTATCCTTCCTGCAACCCCTGAACCTTATGTTTGCCCGTCTAGCTTCCTCTAAACACTTCTGACACGTCGGCTTTGAATTATCAATTACAATTGTGTGTCTCTTGCTTGTTCTCCTACCACATGCCGTATCAACTGTCTTCCTTCCGAGTTGCCTGCCGTCACAGTGCATTATGTGTGTAGTTATTGTTTGTTTAGTCATTTGTGCAGTTCTCCTTATTATTTAATATTAATATTGTTACACTTCTTTTCCAGTTTCGACACTATACACCTTATAAGGCGCTTTGCCACTTTCAAACCAGTCATGCCCAAAGCAATAAGCTTTAATTGTTCCCTCACCGAGTACATACCCTGCACCAGGAGCACACGGCGAACAGTACTCGCAAAGTGTGTAATATGGCGATAACTGTACAAAAATGTCTGTATCCTTGTCTTGGTAAGCGTGATAGCCTTGCTCGTTGTAGTAATATCCAAAAGGTTCAGCAGTCCAAATATCGTCCCAAGCATCAAAGCTTATATCACAGTTTGCACAATAATAATCCCCCTCTAGTTCTAGGTCTTGGAAAGTCTCAACCGGATCAAGCTCACCATCACAGTAGATACATAAAGGTTTCCCGTAATCAGCTAGGCTATCATCATACCAAGCTTGCCCTATTGCGTGATGTGGTATCACTCCGTATCTGATACCTGTCTCCTTGTTAATGTTCGTTTGGCCTAAGCCGTAATCGATACCTGTCATTGGATTTTCTCCTTGTTGTATTGTATTATTGCGTGTTTATTAGTTACAGCCGACTAGCTGCTTTTCTACGCCTGCCTGCTTTAAACAACTCATAAGCCCAAACATGTACATATCCTGGATACTTCGCTGTCTCCTCGTTGTAATCCATCGTGTACAGCACAAACTCACCATAATAATACAGTTTCCTCCGTTTCCAACTGTTGCACTCAACGTGTATAAGGTTTTGTCTCACGTCATAACTAAGCCTGTACCTTGCGTTTTTGGGTATGTGGATACCGTACTGCTTTAGATACTGCCTATCTAATTTGAGCGTGTCTCTTGTGTAAGATTTGATCCGTTTCTGTGTGTTCATTGGATTTTCTCCTTATTTATATAGTTAACGATTAAATAACGTTCAACTGTTCACTCACTTCCACATCAACCTGTCAAGCCCTCCGCGTGCATCACAGAATTTCCTAACATCTTTGTCATTGGGCCACAACTCGCCGTAATGCTCCTCATTGCCTCTATCGTCTTGTAGCCACCAGTGGTCAACACCATCAACCCCAGTGAGTTTTTGCCTGTAAATGCCATAAATCTTGGTTTGTGTGGTTACTGGCTTCATGGTTTGCTCTCCTTTATTTAAGTGTTTAAATAAGGCTAAGGCTCGAGAGGCTTTCAAAGCACCCTTTGCACGGCATAAAAACCTTCTTCGGTTGTACGATCTATAATGTACTTTTTTTGATTACTGTTCATTTCAACGCGGTAGTCTTCCCTCAAAGCTACGGTTAAACGTTCCTCGACAAACTGTAAGAACTTTCCCGCAGTCCAACAAGGATTAGGATGTTCTACAATTTCAACAATCTCATTATCTTTATTCGGGTTACGTACAATCATTCTAAACATGCTTGCTCTCCTTTATTTAAGTATTTAAATGTAACAAGGTTAAAAACACTCAAAAACTCTCTTTAATTTGTGTTTATTATAATTTCCCGTTACGGGAATTGCAAGGTTTTTTTGTCCTTTTAAACACACTGTTTTCAAGGGCTCACGGGGAGGGTGTTAAATATCCCCAATAATCAGGCAGTTACAGCATTATTGACAAATACGGTAAAAATTGTATACTCAATACAGTGAAATTGATTAATCAATTTAGGGTGATTGTTGAGTCAATTCTCGCAGCACACGGACGTCTCACGCTGAGACAAAAAAACAAAATTAATAGGTTAAACCAGTGAGGCAATGATGAACGAAAACAACGAGTTAGACGAAAGTGTAGACAAAAGTGCACATGTAGACAAAAGTATACAGTGCGGAAATATCGACACCAGCAATGACGAGTCGCGACATATCCCCACCATTTCGGGACGTTTTTTGCCTGAAGATTTGGAGCTTGACGAGCAGTTTGAGCTTGTTGAGGATGCATTAATTAAACGTGCAATCGGGTTTGAACACATTGAAACCACTAAAGAAACAGTGGTTGACGCAAAGGGCAACACGAAAAAAAAGAATAAAACAGTAACTAAGTACGTGCCTCCAGATGTGCCTGCATGTGTGTTTTATTTACTTAATAGAACAAACGATAGAGAAGAGACATACGGCAAGTGGCAGAACACCAACAAGCTTGAGATTGATATAAGTAAGGGTGCAACAATGGTTGCATTGACTAACGCAATGTCACCAAGAGAGATTGAGCAAGCGTACATCGAAAACATGAAACAAGCTCGTATTGCGGATATTACCACTGTCGAGAATAATGACACTGTAGTAGAATGCAACAGTGGCGAGAATTCGTCACCAGGCAATAAAGCACTGGAACAACAAGACAATGAACACACTGTCCCAGATGTGGTACGCACTACAACACAAGGTGACGATATTTCGCCAGAAGAGTTAGCTGAATATGACGAGATTTAGTCAGTGTCGACCAGTGTCACAATGTGGTAGTGTCACAATTTCGTCACTGCTACATTGTGGTACTGCTCAAACCCTGTATTAAAACATTATACACTGTGTAAATAAACATACACTTACACGCACTGTTGCATAAAGAACACACTGTGTCACTATTGCAACACTGTATACTTTAGTGCACTCCCCTGCCCTACCCCAGGCCCCCCACCCCCGTTTGATGCCGTGAACAGTGTTTACTGGGGCAAAGACGCCTCAAAATATATGAGTAGAATTTTCAATTATTAAATTCGGCAATGTAGCAAAATGCAACACGGGAAATATATACAGAATTTTTTCAGGGAATTAGCATTTAATGGCGGGTTTATGGCGTGTTTTACAGCAACAAAACAAAACACAAACCTTTAAAAATATCACCATTTCACTGCGCACACAAGCCAAAACATGGCAAAATACACCATTTTCTCTTGCATTGGGGCCAAAAATATTATAATGTTTAGGAAAATGTTGCTTTTTTGACCACAAAATGGCGCAAAACACCAAATAATGGCAATAACGGCGAAAAATTGAACGTAAGGACCCAGATAAGGCATGGCGCAGACGGCAGAATTTCAAAATACGGCTCCAGGAGTTCCGGCAAAGCCTAAAACACTGCAATATTACAACCCTTATGCGTTTTTTGACCATGGCGCGAAGGATTACAGGCGCATTTACGTAATAAGGGACCAAATGTTGCGGAAAGTGAGCGCGAATCCAAGGTTTGCAGCCATTCAGCGTGCCTACTACACAACCCACCCGGTGGAATTCATTCAGGACTGGGGCTTCACTTTCAACCCTAAGAACGTTCCCAAGAAAAAACCGGCCCTTATACCCTTCATATTCTGGCCGCGACAGATAGAGTTTATTCTATGGCTTAAAGATAGGTATGAAAATCAAGAAGATGGCGTGATTGACAAGGCGAGAGAGCTAGGTGTGACATGGCTTTGTGTCGCATTTGCCTGTTGGTTGTGGCAGTTTCACCCGGATTCCGTTATAGGTTTCGGCTCCAACAAGCTTTCTAAGGTAGATAGTAAGGGTGACCCGGACTCAATTCTGGAGAAGGTTAGAATATTCCTCCGCCACCAGCCTCCATTCCTTATGCCGGAAGGGTATAATGAAGAAAAGCACGCCATGAAGGAGAAGATCCTCAATAAGGAGAACGGTAGCATCATCCGGGGTGAGGGTGGCGATGACATAGGGCGCGGTGGACGAGCGTCCATATACTTCAAAGATGAGAGCGCGTTCTATGAGCGGCCAATTCAGATAGATGCAGCGCTTTCAGGAACCGCAGACTGTAAAATAGACTTATCAACACACAATGGACCAAGCACAGAATTCTACAAGAAGACACGAAACCCGGCATTCAACAAGTTTGAATTTGACTGGTTTGAGAATCCAGACCACGATATGGAAAAGTTCCAATATATGGAAGATACCATGGACCCTATCAACTTTGCGCAGGAGGTCTTACGGGACCCGGATGCCAGTGTGGAAGGGATCTGTATTCCGCGACGGTGGTTACTGGCCTGTGTAGACCTGAAAATATCAAATAAAGGGCCAACGGAAGTAGGCCTAGACGTTTCAGAGGAAGACGGCGACGGGAATTGCGTAATCGGAAGGCGAGGACCCGTAATATTGGCCGAAGACATCAAATTTTGGAAAAAGGGCAATACTGATGAGTCTGCGCAACACGCGTACGCCTTCTGTAAACTTGGAGGGTTCGAAAGGCTTAAATATGATGTCATTGGAGTAGGTTCCGGCACCAGAAACGAAATAAACAAGACGAAGTACAACATTGAAGCCATACCGATTGATGTCAGGAACTCTCCCGCTCCAGGGTATTATAAGGATGACCGCAAAAATTCAGAGCATTTCCTGAACCTTAAGGCGCAAATGTGGTGGAATATACGAGATAGAGCATACAGAACGTTTCAACATGTGAACGGCATAAAGCTTTACCCAGATGAGAAACTGCTTTCCATCCCGTATCATGAAACCCTGATAAATGAACTCTGCTCCCAACAATACAAACTCACTAACGGCGGCAAAATAGTAATGGTGGACAAGGTTACAATGAAAAAACTCACACGCATGGAGTCCAGGAACCACGCAGAGGCGCTATGTATTGCCTTTTGCCCGAACATTCAACGAGTGTGTGGCGGGTGGTAAAGCAAGCTAACTGAATTTAACGATTAATTTAATGTAATAATGCAGGGAGAACCATAAAACATGGAAGAAAAGCTTAAAACAATGAAAGACGCGACTACTGTAGTAAACAAGCTGATTCAGCGTGAATTACTGGCGCGTTCATTCTCTAAATCCTATGACGGTGACCGGGATCTGTACCTTGAACTAGGCTACAAAACAACCTTGACCTATGAAGACTTCTATGCAAAGTTTGAAAGGTTAGATGTGGCCAATCGCGTGGTGCATTGTTACCCTGAGTATTCCTGGAACTCTCCCCCGACTATTCAGGACGATAATGACCCGACCACCACTACAGATTTTGAGAAAGACGTGAAAGATATTGTCCGCAACCAGAAACTGTTCCATTACATGCACAGGCTTGACGTGCTGCAGAGACTAGGCAGTTACGCAGTGCTCTACATGGGGTACAGTGATGGCGAACCAAGCAAAGAGCTTTCTAAAAAGGCCAAACTTTTATGGTTGCGCCCGGTTAAAGAGACCGATATCAAGGTTAAGACATGGGTTAAACGCGCCTCTGATCCACGCTACGGTATGCCAGAGATATACGAACTTACTTTGCCTAACCCAACATCTACAGACAGCAATATTACAGATGTGCACGGTACAAAAAACATAGATGTACACTGGTCGCGTCTAATACATGTCGCAGAGGACACTTTCGACAATGATTTGTACGGGAAATCCTGCCTGGAACCCATATTCAACCGTCTCTCCAACATAGAATTGATAACTGGCGGCAGTGCTGAGATGTTCTGGCGCGGAGCTTTCCCAGGATTAAACTTTCAATTAGATGCGGATGCGGCGTTCCGCGACTCGACACAGGAAGGCGACACGGACACAACCTCCCCGTCCTCTCTCCGCAAACAAATATTCGACTATGTTCACGGTTTATCCAGGGTTTTGCGCACACAGGGAATGGAGGTAAAAGAACTCAGTCCGCAAGTGGCCGACCCCTCAAAGCATTTTGACATACAGATAGCGTGCATTTCCATACAAACAGGCATTCCGCGACGCATTTTGACCGGTTCAGAGCGCGGCAAGCTGGCCTCAGCGCAAGACGAGAAGACATGGTTAAGCAAAGTCGAATCACGTAACGTGAACTTCGTAGAACCCTCAATCATTCGCCCGTTTATTGACCGTCAGATAGAGTACGGAATAATTGCACCTCCGAAAGAAGGCGAGTACACAGTCAAGTGGACTGATATTTTCAGTTTAGATGATAAAACAAGGGCAGAGATTGGTGAAATCCGCAGTAGAGCACTGGCGCAATACGGCAACTCACCTTACGCACCAGAGATAATGCCTGTAGACAGTTATTTGCGCGAAATAATAGGTTTCAGTAAGGAGCAAATAGAGGAAATAGGCAAAGATAGGAGTAGTGCGTCGGACACTGAAGGTGGCGGTAACAAAGACGACATAAACCCTAAAAGCAACCAAGAGGACGAAATAAGCGCTTCCGGTCTTTGTAAATTCTTGAACAACCCTGACGACACGCTTTAAATAAAAAATAAACATTAAATGAGGTGAAAACAGATGAAAACGAGAAAAACAGCACTAAAAACAGCATTGTTACTCTTCGCACTACTGGTGTTCAGCGTTCCGGCATTCGGCGACGCAATCACGTCAGGAAGACTCACAGCAGACAAGCTTGTATTTACAGGTAAATGCGCAATAACGGCAGTAGTCCTTAAAACGGACGCTACAAACGACGCCTCCTTGATAATATATGATAATACTGAGGGGTCCGGCAAAATAGTAGCAGACTACAAAGTGACGTCTTCAGACAATCAAGACGGCAGGGTCTGGGTATCGCCCGGATACATGGAAAATGGCATTTACGCTGACGTGACAACTGACGGGACTGCATACTTCTATATTGAATATGAGAGAAGGTAACCCGCATGGCGAGAATACTCCTCACTATAACAGCCCTACTATTGCTGCTTGCTGTCTCTGTTTACGGCAACATGTTGATGATGGGTACAGGTAAACACGTCGGCAGCGACGGCACAACTGTATTCAACGTAACAGATAATGGCGGCGAAGCGTTTGTAGTTACAGATAACGGAGGTGAAAATTACAATGTCCGCGAATAAATTCAGGATAATTCTAACAATACTATTCTTATTTGGGGTGGCGATATTTGCGTACGCGTATGACTCGTCTCACACTGGCGCGCAGGTAGATAATGCGGTCAGCGTTGCGAACACCATCAGCGCTTACATGCAAACCGTCATTAACGACGCAGACGAGGCAACGTTCAAAGCCACCGTGAACCTTGAGGCAGGCACAGATGTGTTAGCACCAAACGGCGACGGCAGCAATTTAACAAATGTTGACGCCGCAACAGGAGATAGTGCCACGAGCTTCTTTGATGCAGGCACTATAGAGCACGAGCGAGGGGGCTTAGAGGCAAACGTAAGCGCGTACACAGGAATTATAGGAATCAACGCTGGAACAACGGCTGAAATAGACACTGCTGCAGAGCTAGAAACGTATGCAGGACTTGGCGCATTCTTTAATGAGTATGCAGATGATGCAGATGCGGCAACTATGCGAACCACTATGGGCCTGATCATAGGAACAAACGTCTTAGCGCCGGACGGTGATGGAGGCTCTTTAACCAACCTTGATGGCGAAAACCTTCAAAATGACAGTGTAGATGACGATGCACTGGATTTTTCAGACATTACGTGCGTAGACTTGACCACTTCAGACTGTGGCGACGTGACAACCACTGGAACATTCTACACTACAGTAGGGTTTGACGCAATCGGTGCAGCAGACATAGACTATGGTTCAATCGACATCACGGATCACAGGTTCATTACAGACGGTACAGGAGACGGCGAGATAGTTTTGCCGAACGACTCTATAGGCCCCGCTGAAATGGCGGCAGGAGCGTACGATTTAGGGACATCGTTAGAAGCAGACACTATCACAGAGGGAGGTACAGGTGTATACAACATTACCGAATCAGATGCTGCTTACCAACCTCTTGAGGCGATACTTACAGATATTGCAGACGGAACTATAGCAACAAATCTCGTAAATACTGCAAACCCTTGGGCAGATAATGAAGTGTCGGATACTTTGACAGTTGGGGCATCAGGAAGTGTTAATGATTCAGCTATTCCTGCAGGCGTAACCAGAGACTCAGAGTGGGATAGTGCGGCGGAAATCAATGCAGCAACCACAGACGACGACTTTGTGTTACTGAACGGAGCTTTAGGTACTCCTACTTCAGGGGTGGGAACCAATTTGACTGCACTAAACGGAGAAAACCTGCAAGATGATACTGTGGATGATGACAGTATTGACTTTGTTGATGTGACGAGTTCAGACCTTACATTTGACGCAGACTCAGTAATTAACACTTCAGTATATGCAGGAACTACTTCACTAGAGGAAACTACAGCGGCTAATGACTCCGGTGCGTCCATTGTTGGTGTGTTTGACGAGTTTGATAATTCAAATAGCACTAATGTGCAGGATGTGCTTGATGACCTGGATGCAGCGATTGCTGGAGGCAGTGGGGATGTGACAGGTGTGGGGGATTGCGCTTCTGGAGCGTGCTTTGATGGGTCCAGTGATGGAGGTTCATACGTTCGCATCTATGACGGCGACAGTCATTACGGTGAGGTACAGGTGCCGGATGTCTCTTCGAATGTTACGTACACTCTACCGGCAGCAACCTCAACCCTTTTAGCTACTGACGGCGTTGGTACAAGCCTTACAGCGCTAAATGGCGAGAATATCCAGGATGATACTATTGACGATGATAGCATCGATTTCACTGATGTTACAAGTACAGATATCACTTTTGACGCAGATACGGTTGCCACAACTGCGGTTTACTCCGGCACTACGTCATTAGAAGAGACTACAGCCGCAAACGACTCAGGAGCCTATATAATAGGAGTATTTGATGAGTTTGATAACAGTAATGCGGCAAACATACAAGATGTGTTGGATGATTTGGATGCGGCAATCACAGGTTCAGGCTCTGGCGACATTACAGCAGTAGGGGATTGCGCAGTAGGTGAATGTCTCGATGGATCTAGTGACGGCGGCTCTTATGTGCGTATATATGATGGAGACAGTCACTATGGAGAGTTGCAAATACCCAACATTTCAGCAAACACTACGTATACGTTTCCGGCAGCTACATCAACTCTGCTTGCAACTGATGGCGTCGGAACATCTCTAACTGCATTGAATGGTGAAAACATTCAAGACGACACTATTGACGACGATAGCATTGATTTTACTGACGTGACTAGCTCCGACTTGACATTTGATGCGGACAGTGTGGCAACAACTTCAGTATATTCAGGCACAACCTCTCTTGAAGAAACCACAGCAGCTAACGATTCTGGCGCTGCAATCATAGGAGTGTTTGATGAATTCACGCACTCAAATTCTGCAAACGTTCAAGACGTTCTGGATGACTTAGACGCCGCCATACCTACTGTTGTAGACCAGTTAGATGACCTGGTAGATGTTACAGGTGAAGGAAGTTCCGGTTACGTGCTTCAGGACGACGCGGACGGCACCTACTCTTTCGCCAATATAACAGGGTATGAATCTGCATTGGAAGGCGTGATAGATTTGCAGGATTTACAGGGGGCGGCAACAGACGGTCAGGTTCCAAACGACATCACTATAGACCTGGCAACTCTGGCAACAACTTTGACAATAACCGACAATGAATCTACAGCAGAGACTAACGCAGTCCTATTCACCTCTGGCGGAGATCTTGACGGCGGAAACCTCGGCATCGAGTCAGATGGGGATTTAACGTACACACCTTCAACTGGAACACTTGACGCGACAGCACTAACTGAAGGCGGAACTGCAGTCTACAACACGACTGAATCTGATGCAGCATATCAGCCGCTTGAATCTACCCTTACCGACATTGCTGACGGCACCATTGCCGAAAACTTGGTCAACACAGCTAATCCTTGGGCAGATGATGAAGTGGCAAATACACTAACAGTCACGGCACAAGCTGGCTCGACTTGGGATGTAGCAGATTCGGTCACAAGCACCTCAGTGTATTCCGGCACCACATCACTAGAGGAAACTACAGCGGCAAACGATTCAGGGGCAAACATTGTTGGCGTGTATGATGAATTCGACAACAGCAATTCGACCACAGTTCAAGATGTGCTTGACGATCTAGATGCAGCAATCACAGGAGCGTCTGGAACTCCAGGAGGTTCTGACACACAAATACAGTATAATAATGGAGGGTCCTTTGGAGGTATTTCAGCATTCATTTGGGACGACACGAACATAGAGGTTGCAGATAATACTGCATTGGCCTTTGGAACAGAGGCAGATTTCCTGTTTCAGTATGACGAAACCACTGACGACAGACTTGAGATAACAGCTACAAATGCAGCCGCAGACGAATCAATACGCCTTGAGAACCCAGATGGGACGTACGAGATGAACCTGTCCATTGAGGGCGATGTGACCTCTGGCGGAACTATTGAAGGTGCAACTCTCACAGAGGGCGGAGTGGGAGTATATAACACAACAGAATCTGATGCCGCTTACCAACCTTTAGAGTCCACTCTCACTGACATTGCGGATGGGACAATAGCTGAAAACCTTGTTAATACCGCGAACCCGTGGGCGGACAACGAGGTGGCAGACGACATTACTGCCTCAAACTACCTGCCTCTCACTGGCGGCACTCTCACCGGAGAACTGGTGGCAGACGAATTGGGCATTGAATTTCAAGAAACGGACAGTATTTCGGATTGTTCTGGTTTTGCAGCTACAGGTGGAGGCATTTTCTATGACGATTCAGATGGCAAGCTAAAGAAGTGCCAGGATAACGTCCTCACTGATCTAGATACTACAGGTGGAGGAGGAGATAGTGTTTCAATAGACGGTGTAGGAGTGACCGATCCAGACTTTGTTAGCTCTGGAGATATTGACTTTGTTGATACTTCGAATACTGTTACGGCAAACCTGAACACGGACTCAGTAGACGATACACATGTAAACTGGGCTTCAATGACGTATCTAGGCGAAGAGGGTCAAACCACTGCAGCAGGCGTTGGCCTGGCCTCAGACAACCTTGACGACACCGATGCATCCATTGAATGGGAAGATGCTACAGATCTAGATGCAGACGGTTCTGTATCTGCAAACGCTGTAACACTGGCTACAGACACTGCCGGAAACTTTGTGGCAACTGTTGCAGATGCCGGGAGTTCAACTGTGACGGTTTCAGGGTCCGGTTCAGAAAATGCAGCAGTAACTCTTGACGTAGCTGATAATGGTTTAACCAATGCTCATTTTACACACTCCACAGATTGGGGGGACATAGAGACAGACGGTTCAGGAAATGTTTTAATAGATGCAGGAGTTATAGTCGACGCGGATATAAACGCTGCCGCCGCAATTGCCATAAGCAAGACGGCACTAGTTGCAGGCACCAACATAACACTTTCAACTAACACTTTAAACGTTGATGACGCGTTCATCACCAACGACGCTGCTGATTTACTGAGCGCTTCAACAGATGGCACTACTGAACTGATTATTCGTAACACAGATGGTTCTCTCGCCGCAGAAACCTATTTGCTTGAACTGCAACACACTGCAGACGGTTCCTCTAACGGCGACTTTATCAAATTCACAGATGCATACGGAGGAACTCCAGCAACTCTTTTCAACGTTGAGTTTGACGGCGACACGACAATGGCTGGCGATTTGACAATCTCAGGCGATGACTTGTTCCTGGCAACAAACACTGACGGCATGATTATGGTAGCGGACGGTACAAACTTTAACCCAGTGCAGGTAAGTGGTGACGTCGAGATAGACAATACAGGAGCAACCAGCATCCAAACAGATTCAGTGGACGCTGCACACATTAACTGGGGCGATATTACATATCTAGGTGAGGCAGGACAACCTACGGCTGCAGCAGTCGGTCTGGCTTCCGGCAACCTGGACGACACTGACGCTTCAATCGAATGGGAGGATGCAGGCGACCTGGAAGCAGATGGAACAATTTCAGCTAATGCCGTAGCTCTCTCTACAGACACAACAGGTAATTTTGTAGCAACAGTAGCTGATGGCGGCAGTGGCGCAATAGATGTATCCGGCTCTGGTTCAGAGAATGCCGCAGTGACTCTCGCCTTAGACCTTGCACCCTCTGCCGGAAGTGCTACATTGATAGAGGAAGAGGATGCGCTGCAAGTCAAGTACCTTTCAACTGATTTCGATGAAGGCGCGAGTGGTTTAGCCATAGACTACACAAACGGTCAGGCTGCAGCTACAGGCGTCAAGGGTTTCCTTACAGGCAGCGACTGGGACACGTTTAACGGCAAAGAAGGCGACCTTGCAAACGAAGCGGGTCTCTATGCAGCCCTCTCTGACGTCTCTCAATTCTATGAACCTGGCGACACACTGCAAACTGGTTCAGGCACTTCATTACCCGGCTCCTGCACCACCGGTGAACTATACATTGACACGGACGCAGACACAGATGGCTCACTCTACCACTGCGTATCCACAGACACTTGGAAGGAAGTTGATGATGACGGTGCTGGTGGCGGCAGCGGAACAATGACAACCGTTGAAGATGGCGACTCTCAGGTAGGCGGCGCGGACATCGTAACTCTCGACTTTGATGGAACCGTTTTCGCCATAACTGAATCCCCGGACACTGAAATAAATATTGACGTTGCCGACGACGGTTTGGACTCCCAACATTATGCTGCAAACTCTGTAGACTCTGAACACATCTCGACAATTGTGGAGTCTGTGTTCTGGGATGCGGCAGGTATGATTCCAGACGGCACCCAATGCGACGTGGCTTCTGACCCCGTGACCATAAACTCTGGCCCCATGCAGTACACAGCAATATGCGCGGACAATGACAGCTCGACCCTGTATGGTCACATAGTTATGCCTGATTCCTGGGATGCAGGAACTGTGACTTTCGAACTTGAATATCTGCAAACAGCGGCAGACACTAGTGCATTAAATAGTGACATTGCAGCAATGTGCAGAGGAGCCACAGAAACAGTCAATAACACTTGGGGTAGTGAAGTGGCAATAGATGACGCCGCAGTTACAGGCTCTAACGCTGTAGACCACACTACCTCCGCTGCAGTAACAGCAAATGGGACTTGTGCAGGTGGCGACACTTTATATTTCAGGTGGCAATTAGATGCAACAGGCACTACTACAGCAGTAGCCACTCTGCACATACTGGGAATGAAAATGGAATACACGTCAAATATAGGAGACTAAGCAACTGTGACAACCTTGACAATCCTGAAAAACATGAAAACTAAACTTCTGTCAATCTTCGTGCTTTGCATTATACTGTTTTGCTGTACAGCATATGCCGGAATTCTTATTTTGCACGGCAACATGCCAGCAGTTGGTACTTCCTACGATTACTCAGAGACTGTTGTAATAACAGACAGCAGTTACGATATGGGTGGAGTCCACCACATGTGGATTGATGGGAATGACTTATTTATAGCGGTTGTCAATGAAGGTCACGGGCAAGCTAGCACTAGTAGACGCTCTCAGTTGGTCGAAGTTGACACTGATGATCTAGACAATGAAGTAAACGTGTACCATAACGATGGAACAGGTAGCAATTTTCAGGCAATAACTGGTGACGATACCTACTTGTACATGTGCGGATTTATTGATGACGAAATGTTCATAAATAAAATAACACGCTCAGATTGGAGCACTAAAACTTTCAAGCGTTGCACGGAAGCCTCAATAACTCAGGGTCAGAACATATATTTAGGTGTAGATTATGACGGTAATGACAGGATTTACGTGGTTGGCGACCAGACCATTTTAGCAGTTATCATCCCTACAATATGGACAATAGACCCGGATGACATCACTGTGGAAACAAGTGAACACAACTGGTACTATTCCCAATCTGGGAACCTTAACGGTTCAATGTGGCATGACGTGACTCAGGACCCGTCCGATAAGGCACTGTATGTAGCTGGACTTGAGAATCTAGACACAGGGGAATGGTATGCAACTATTACTAAATTAAGTGTGGATGCTGATCATGACGTAACTGCGGAGTACGTGAATGGAGTCACTCTAGGACGAGGCGAGGTGTGGCAGTTTGATTTGCTGTTTTCTGAGATCCTGATAGACTCCTCGGATGGGGATGTGATTTGGGCACTAGGTCACACTGAAAATGATGCTGAAGATGGGTACAACATCCTACTGGGTAAATTTGACATCTCTACAAACATTTCAGTGACGAACATTTGGGAAATAAGTGATTCGACCATGCCAATGATTAGAGGTCTAGGTTTTGACCAGGACGACGACAGTCTTTTTATTTCTGTGGGTTACGTACCTCACTCAGGTATTGGATCTAGTGATGAATACACTCTAAAGCACAAGCACTCTGCCGTCATACTAGATGTTGCCAAATCTAACCCGACAACTGTTAACTGGTGCAGGTCGTTTGGAGGACATTTCAACGGAGGTTTTGTGGCGTTCGGCACCACTCTATACGACAATGGACATCTATACGTAGGTGGCTGGACTGATGCACATGACGCAAATGGAACAGTTCGCGCAAATGTTACAAGAATTGACGTAGACAGGGGTGGACAGAATGACAAGTTCATGCTTTATGACTCCTCTGATTTGGATCTTTCCTCTCGACGGTACGGGGCAAATATAACAATCTCACTGCTTTCAAGCGGAACTGACTACACCACTTATATAGGAGACGGTGAGTCAGTGGGTTCTATGGTGGCGACCTCTTCCGGTGCTGATCTATCGACGTATAGTGGAACGTGGGCAGACAGGAAAAGTTCAACATCTTTCACAACGTATACGTACGATTATGAAAATTCTTACTTTGATCTTATCGCCAGGAGTGACAATAACACCAGTTGTACTATTGTGGGTTCCGGCATGGATGATAATTACGAAGCCGTGAATGATGAATACTATGATTCACCGGATGATACAACAACATACATAAAAAATAACAGTGAGACGCATTATTACGATCTGTACGGTCATGATTTCGACGCAGATGACGCAACAGGTATGAGTATATCTTCCGTAGTGATGCATTTCAGGGCTAGAGCGTCATTTAACACTGCTTCATGGTACGGAGTACTAGAGCCTAACTGGAAAATAGGAGCTGAGTCACAGGTGGAAGGGACTGACCAGAACCTGGATTCAGTTACTTGGACAAACTTTACAGAGACTGTAACCAATGCGAGCTGGACTCTCCAGGAACTAGAGGATACAGTGTTCGGTTACGACATGTGGAAGCGCGGAGGTATTTATGCAGTCCCGTACAATACTCGCGTGTTTTTGCGCGTCAATTACACAGAATAGCAATTAGGGGTTTACCTACTATGAAAAAATTATTAATGTGTGTATTTTTCTGTTTTTGCCTATTTATCCTGTTCACGGAATCTGCGTTTAGTAATCAGTGGGGCTGTATAGGCTTAACAGGTTCTGGAGCCAGGCCATCAAACACCGCACTAGACGGCATTTCGGTAGACGATTCTCGCCTTGACGATGGAGATATCGCATTTACTGTAGTCAGCAATGTTTTATACCTGCATTACTACGACGAGACATCCAGCGCATCTGAAAGTTCTCCTGGAACAATAGTGCCTAACGACCGTTCGAGCACAGGAGCCTGGTTGATAATGGATATGACTGTAGGTACACTTGATTTTGAAGATTTGACTATAAACCGTGCGCTAATCACGGACGGGTCAGGCGACATTGCTGTGAGTGACGTAACATCTACTGAACTAGGGTACTTAGACGGCGTGACTAGCTTAATCCAGAACCAGATAGATGCGAAAGCGCCCCTCGCCTCACCTACGTTCACAGGTACCATTACAATAGGCAGTGCAGAAATAAACGAAACAGAATTGGAAAACATTGACGGGAACACTTCAGACTCAACGCAATTAAGCTTACTTAGCATAGCAACTGGGCGCATCGGGACAGGCGAGGTGGTGTTTAATGAGTCCCCTACACTAGTAACTCCTATATTGGGTGATGCTACAGCGACTTCTATCACTCTTGACGCTAGTGCTGATCCGGCATGGATATTCAGGGATTCAGACAGTCCGGGAACCGATAAGGAATGTGGCACTGTTGAAAGTGATCATGTGAGTGGAGGAGATGGCGCTGAAAATGGCTCTGCAGCCCTTAAAGCCATGCGCGGAGGTTCAGAGGCGATAATTGTTTACGGCAACTTCGGTACTGAGGACATGACCATCGGTGATACGAACCTTCAGCCTCGCATATACTTTAAAACATTCGACAATAGTGACCAGGATTACCACGGGTTTGTACGGTACTACACAGTAGACAGTGGGGCGTCAACCAGTTTCGGCCAGGCAATGCATATCGATACGGACGGTGAGTTGATTGTTGCAGATGCTGATGCAGGTGACATGCCTGCAATAGGACTCATGACGGATACCGGCACTGGATCAAAGCGCATATTGTTAAACGGTGGCATATGCGAAACAGACTGGAACTGGACAGTCGGTGAACCTGTTTACGTCAGCACAGACCCTACAACCACTGAAGGACTCACTCAAACAAAACCCACAGGCGCAGATAAGGTTCAAGTAGTTGGTGTGGCCCAAAGTGCGGACTGCATTGAAGTCAGCATGGGAGGTTTAGTAACTACTTCAACAGTAACGGATTACACCGCAGACGCAAACTGTATGGGTGCATGGTTCATGAACTCCTCAAGTACTGAAACAGATAGGAGTGGTGAAGGTACAACACTGACTGAATCAAGCGGTGACGACATGCCGACCTCAGCAACTGTTCCTTCCGGTTTCGGTGGCAACAGTAGAGATTTCGAGGCAGGGGATGCAGATTACCTCTACGCAGCAGATGGAGGCTCCACAGATATTAATGGTGCCGACCAACCCATCTCTATTTGCTTCTGGGTTAAGCTGGAAAGTTACAGTGCGGATCAACGTTTTGTTGAGAAGTATGACACTGGGCAGTTACAATATAGAGTGCGCTACGACACCTCTGATGGCGGCATAAAGTTCTTCCTATCTAGTGACGGTTCAGCATACACCGAGTGCACTGGGGCAACAGACATAGATGACACTGACTGGCACCACATTTGCGCTGTTTATGATGACACAGATATGCGCGTTTATTTTGACGGGTCGCTTGATAGTAATGGGGCAGATAATCCTAAAACTTATAGTGCTGGAATCTACAACGGTAGCGACCAGTTCACTATAAGTAGTGATTCTTCTCCTGCGGATGGCCTTATTGATGAAGTGATTATATTTGACAGAGCAATAAGCGCTGCAGAGGTTAGTGATGTAATGACAAACGGTATAGACGGGATAAAGGGCGGAAATGATTAAACGACTGTTTTATATATTAATATTTCTACTGATAGCGTCACAGGGATTTGCCGCTGACATTTTCGTTAGCGATTCGCTTGGGAATGACACTACGGGTGACGGCTCTTACAGCACCCCATACAAGACAATAGCAAAGGTTAATAGTCTTTCCCTTGCAACTGGGGATGATGTTTACTTTTTATGTGGAGATACGTGGACAGGAGAACAGTTGTGGGTAGATTGGGAGGGAAGCGCTGAAGATCGTGCGGTTATTGGTGCATATTACGGAGCTGGAACAATTGGAGTTAGTGGCAATAAGCCTATCATTGATGGCAATCACACTTCTCCAAGTGCTTTTTCCGAGGGTCTGATTCATGTTTATTTACAAGATTATGTTACAGTCACTAATTTAGATATCAGAAATTCAGAGGGGTGGGGTATAAGGTTTCACGGTATTACTGCGAATGGGTCAGATTATGGAGAAGTTACTAATGTTGATATAGACAATGTTGAAAATGGTGGCATTATATTTTATTGGCACTGTGACAACGGCTTAGTTGAAAATTGCACTATACACAATGCCGGGGAGTATAGCCGTGTTAATGGCGGCGACTGGCCTGCTACAATTAACGCATCCCACTCAGACTCACTCACGGTAAGATATTGCACGTTAACTGACAATCACGGCGAAGGAATTGGTTTTTTTGGCAATCAAGGCACTGCTGATGATTGCATAGCTGAATATAACATTATTGGTACGAGCCACTCTGCTGGAATATACCCAGAAGCAGCAAAACGAGCAATTGTTAGATATAATATGATCTACGGAACAACTGACTCAGAATACTTCAGGTGCAGCGGTTCCGGTAATCATTGCGGCAACGGAATCTCTGTTGCGGATGAAAATATAACCGAAGATCGCGTTGAAGACATTCAAATATACGGCAACCTTATAGCCAACCGATGTTGGGGTATATATATAGGTGTACGAACTTTCACTTTTGATTCTATTTTAGTTTACAATAACACGATCGTTGGTTGTTATGGAATGATTGCTACGTCGAATAGTTTGGGAGGTGATTGGTCAAATTCTGCGATTAAGAATAATCTTTTTTGGCAAGCCGGGGGTAGTTATTTATATTCTGGTCCTTCTACCACATCAGGCTTAACGTGGGATTATAACAACTGGTCTGAAAGCATCTCAGGCGACCAGTCTGGCACTAATGACGTAATAGGGACACCGAATTTATATAAAACAGAAGGTTGGCAATCTTTAACTGAAGGTAGCCTCTCTGCCACAGATTTTGCGCTACAATCAAACTCACCCTGCATCAACGCAGGTGAAGACCTCGGTGACACGTATGACGATTTGCTTGAGGTAGAAGATACTACTTTCCCACTCACTTTCACTTTCGGCGACCAGGACGACCAGGGGGCAGCTTGGGAAATAGGTGGCGACATCTACATAACCGAAGGGGCCACTGTCACAGGGACAGTCGTCTCCGGCGGAGTAACGGAATCCGAAATAGTTGCAGGCGGCGAGACTATAATAGTCACTCTAGTAGACAATGCCTGGGTCTCTAATGACGCAACCGTACGCGTAAACTGTGGTGGAACAGAATACACTGATGGAAGCAGTAACGTCTGGTCAGCAGACACGAACTACAACACCGGCAACACAGGATCAACCTCTGATGCAATAGCTGGAACAACAGACGATGAACTGTACCAAGCCTACAGGTGGGACCCGGAAGCCGCACCAGATTTGGACTACGCTTTCACTGTGGAAAACGGTAACTACACAGTCAACCTGCACTTCGCTGACATTTACCACAGTAGTGCAGGACAGAGAATATTCGATGTGTACGTTGAGGGTGTGCTGGAAGTGGACGACCTAGACATAATCTCAGAGGTAGGAACAGACACTGCACACACTGAAAACATCTCAACAACAGTATCAGACGGTGAACTGAACATAACGCTAGATAGAGGCTCTGCCGGAAACCCGATGATCTCGGCAATAGAGATTTTAACGGATGGAGCACCAACCCTTTTCGAATCCGAGCGGCAAAACATAATTGACGGGTTAGATGCAGGAACTTCTCAAACATACGGCTGGAATAATGAGGTACGCGACAACGAGTCAACTAGTGCCGTCGTCCGCACAAACGACACAACTGTCACAATAACTCTTTCAGCTAGTGCAGCTTACAACCCGTTCACAGACGAGACCATAACTGTAACAATACCTGGAACTGCAGTAACTGGCGGTTCACAAATAACTGCATCACCGACGTTCGCAGTGACTGCTGAAAATGACCCTGCAGCCGCCTTGTCTGGTACTTTCCTTCCAACTAGCACAGAAGCCGAAATAGTCTCTGGCGGCAAGACCATAATAATAACTCTCACCAATGATACTTGGGGACCTACAGTAGGAGATGATAACGCAATAACGACAGCAATAATCAACGGAATAGACAGTAACTGTTCAGAGATTTACGGTTGGGATGCGGTCGTAAAAGCTGGTTTAGACTACACAGATGTGAGTAGAGACAGTAGCACACAAGTAACAGTAACTCTTAATGCAGAGGCGACTTACGACATCTCAGCAAACGAAACCATCACAGTGACAATTCCAGCCTCGGCACTAGTAACCTCAAGTCAAGAATTAGTAGCCGCACCTGTTGGGGGTGTGTATGCATTTTTCGACTCAGTGACTGAAAAATGCGTTGGTATAACACTGCAATAACGCAACACAAACAACACGAACGCAGTACAACAAAGGAGAAAGGAGAAAGTGATACACATGAAGGAAACAATCTTGAACACGGCTTTAACAATTGCAGCAACTCTGATCCTAATTTTGTTTTACAGCAATGCAGCATTCGCAGGTCCTGTGAAGATAGCCTGGGATGCAAGCACTGAACCTGAACTTTCTGGTTACAACATTTATTACAGCAATACATCTCAGGCGAACAAGAACAACACAGACAAAGACTACGGGGAACCTAAGTGCTCGGTGCCTCTTGCAGACCTGCCTGACGCCGATAACCCTGTCGCCACTATAGAACTAAGCCCCGGCACACACTTCATTGCGATTACATGCTTTGCGGCAAACAACCCTGCAATAGAGAGCACATACAGCAATGAATTAGAGGCGGTCGTCCGGTTGAAACCTGTAACAAACCTGCGCAGGGTAATAGATGCGATCATCTCCTTTTTCAATAGTTGGCGCAAAGGTTTACGCGAGGCTGAAGTTTGATGAAACAGCACACTACATACGCAACTCTCAAGGAGGAAATCAGAATGTCAGCAACCACTAACTATTTAGTAACTGGAGTATTAAGTGTTCTAGGTTCCTTGGGTTTATTAGGTTTCATCCTTCGCGGCCAAAACACCAAAATAAAGGAGCAAGGCGACGAGATAAAAAAGGTCAAAGAAGTCAATCTTACAAACTTAGTCGAAAAAGACAATTGTGAACTTCTGCGCACAAATACAGTTCTTGAAATAAAAAACCACATCTCGGAAACACACAATGCAATGAAGGATGAAATATTCAAAGAACTAAGAAGTATAAAAACAACCATTAAAAATGGAGGAAGTCATGAAAATACCTAAACAGTTAAAATCCAAAACAGTCTGGACTGGCATCACTGGAGTTATAACAGCAGTTGGAGGTTTTTGCACTGGGACAATGGACCCGCAGTCTGCAATTCAACTGGCTGTAATAAGCTTTCTTGGAATCTTCACGCGGACAGGTTTGATGAACAATGGTGGCAGGAAGTAAAGAAAGCCTCACCTAAATACGCAAAGCCCTCAAGGAGGAATATAACACATGGTAGCTAGAATAACAGAAGAAGAAAGGAATGAAATATATAATTATTTGCGGCAGGGTTACTCAGTACGCAAAACATCTAAACTCACTGGACGCAACTACAAAACCGTGCGAAGGTATAAAGAAAAGCTTGAGTCTCAGGGATCTAAAGACTACAGTTCTTCATTTAGTTATGTAGACACTGTTGCTGCTACTTCACCTGCGCCACCCAAACCTGAAGTAAACGAAGGTCTAACCCACTATGATGCAAAGGAGGAACTGCTTGCAATACTGAATGAAAAAAAGAAAGTACCCCTCATTTCCATCTGCAACCACTTGAACACAAGCCCCAGAAACATTGAGGACATGGTCACCTATCTAAGCAGTACAGGCTTAGAGATTGGAGTTGTTGGTAATGATGTGATCCTCTCCAACGAGCCTCTTGAGCAGTCCCTAGACCTTAAACCTTTAGGTGACAGTGAAATAGTGTTTGGTGTAGCCTCTGATTTGCATTTCGGAAGCACGGGTTGTCAGATCACAGCACTAAATGAATTCACACTTCAATGTAAGAAAGAGGGCGTAACTCACATATTCTGTCCAGGCGACATCACTGCAGGCGTTGGAATGTATAAAGGTCAAGAACACGACCAGTACGCCCTAACTGCAGAAGATCAACTCTCCTCCCTGCTTGTAAACCTGCCTGAAGGCTTTGATTGGTGGTTGCTTGGAGGAAACCATGATTACTCCTTCATTTCTCGCGCCAAGGGGTTCAACATTCTCCGCTCCGCTCAAACCGAGCGTGAGGACGTGCACTACCTGGGGTTTGATTCCGCTACAATTCCAGTATTACCCGGTGTTGACATGGAACTCTGGCATCCAAGTGGTGGCGTCGCTTATGCAATAAGTTACAAACTGCAAAAGGGAATAGAGCAAGAAGCATACCAGGAACTGTTCCGTATTGCACAGGGCAAAAAAGATAGACCTACTTTGCGCTTCCTTTTGGCGGGCCACCTTCACATTCAACTCCAGGCCATGTTCGGTCCAATATTTGGTGCACAATGTGGCAGTTTTGAAGGCGAAACTAATTATTTGCGCCGTAAGAAACTCTACCCGAATGTTGGAGGTTACATCATCAAAGCCACTCTAGACTCTAAAGGAAGGTTCAAACGGCATGAGGCTTCATTCCTGCATTTTGTGGATATTGAGGATGATTATAAGAATTACAACCACGCGAGAAAAAAGGACTCAACACCAGAGAAACCCTTATTCACGTAACACTAAAGGAGTAAAGCAACATGCTTTTAAAAATGGGTGTAGACCATTCAAGACTTAAACCAGAAATATCTAAGCACTTGGACGCCATAGACGAGATATTCAAAAAAGAGACAGGGTTTGAAGCTGTCATCACCTCCACATACGGCGGAGACCACCTGGCGCGCTCTAAACACTACCTGAACCTTGCTATTGATTTCCGCAGACCTGCGCTCCTCCCACAGGCTAGAAGGGTACACTCTGGAATAGTTCTTGCATTGGGACGCGATTATGATGTAATATTAAATACGGAAAAGGGTTATATACACGTTGAATATGACCCTAAAGCGTAATAAACCTTTAATAAATAACGGAAATCGTTAAAAATGAAGGCAAAAACCAAAAACTGGGTATTGAATAAACTAAACGAGTGGGCTATGCAAAAACGCTACGGAAAAATGATTTTTACCTTTCAGGGCGGAGAAATCAAACACATAGAGCACAGGATCACAGAGAAACCGCCTAACAGCTCTAGCACTGGCACCAAGAAAGGTAACATTAACAACAGAATAACCCACACCACTCGCACGCCAGAGGCAACGCGTGCAGTAATAATTAAAGGACCAGGGCACAAGGAACCGGAGGACGCAGGCAATGAGCGAAACGAGTAAAACAGAAACTCTTAAAGTGAACCTTAAGGTAAACCTGAACCAGGCGGCAAGCTTTAAAGCCAACCTTGACGGAAACATCAGAAGCGAGATCTACAACAACAAGGCCCATACGGTTGTACCTGTGATCGCATTGGTCGAGGGCGTCCATAACGGAATCCTGTACACACAGGAAGAGCTGAACAAACACCCTGCTGCATGGTCCGGAGTGCCTATAACACTAGACCACCCAGTTGGCAATGACGGGATGCCTATTTCAGCTAACTCTCCCCCTGTCCTAGACACTCTTTGCGTCGGTAGGTTCTTCAACACTGCAATCAAAGATAACACAAAGCTTTATGGCGAGATATGGTTGGAGAATGCACGCATCAATGCCTTACGCCCAGAAATCATTCCAGCACTAAATGCAAAAGAGCCTCTAGAGGTGAGCACCGGACTCTTCATGGACGCGATTCCACAGTCCGGCACCTGGAATGAAGAACCCTACAACGAGGTAGCCACTAATTTCCGCCCGGACCACCTTGCAATTTTGCCTGATGCAAAAGGTGCCTGTTCCTGGGAAGACGGTTGTGGCGCGCCGCGAAACAATAAAACAAAACCACCAAACAACAAAGGAGGTGAGGAAACAAACATGGACGAGAACTTAAAGACAGCTAACAACACAACAACTGAAACAGAAACAAACAGTGAGGATAACGATAAAAAATCCTTCCTCACGCGTATGAAAGAGTTCTTTAAAGGGAATGAAACAAATACGGAATTAAAGGATAACGAACTTTCATACGGAACTAAAAGGCAGGTAATCATAGAGCGATTAAGGGAGGAGCAGAGTAACAACCCGAACTACAGCTACATATGGCTCTCCAGCAATTATATGTTCAGTGATCACTTTGTCTATGAATTGGAAGACTCAACTGGAAAAACCAAGCTCTATAAACGTGGCTATAATGTCGACGCAAACGACAATATAACTCTCCACGACAATATAGAAGAGGTCAGAGCAGTCGTTAGTTTTGAGCCGGTGAAACCCGCAATCAACAAAGAAAACACTGACAGTGACGACGGCATAAAAACAAACACCAAAACAGAAACACCAAACACAAACACGGAGGAAAACATGAACACAGATGAAATGGTAAACGCAATCATTGCAAACGAGCAAATCGAGTGCTTTACAGAGGACGACAGGGATGCGCTTACAGCAATGAAGGAGTGTCAGCTTAACCTCATCCTTAATCAGGTCAAGGGAAAAGAGGACAACAAACAGGACACGGAAGCCCCCAAACCCGCTGCCAACGTGGAAAACAATGCGGACAACAAACAGGACATTTCTGAGGAAAGAATAGCTGCACTAGTTGCCGCTGAACTTCAGAAAGAGAAAGTCAGTGAAGCGGTTAACCGTATCCTGGCAAACAAATTCAACAAGTTCGGCAAGGAGACTTTGAGCAAGATGACCCTGAATGAACTGCAGGAAGTTGAAAGCAACCTGATACCAGTTGGCCAGTTTGACACCAGAGGGGCTTTTATTCCGCTTTCCAGTGACGGCGAAAATGCTGTACCGGATATGCCGAGCGTGTTAGCTGCAAAGGTTGAAGGGAATGCGTAATAACGCAACCATGCATTAAACATTTAAACAAAGCAATTAAACAATTAAACATTTCAGGAGGAAAACAACATGTCAGCAAATAACACAATAATCCTTAAAGGGCGTCCTATCTATGAAGAAGGAACAGCGGGAGGTACGATCACTCCTGGACACCTTCTTTACTACAGCGCTGCAAATACTGTAGCTGTACACGCCACTGCTGGCGGAGATGCTGCAGGTATGTTTGCATTAGCCGCTGAATTCGAAGGAACAGGCATTAGCACCAACTATGCCTCTGGTGACAGGGTGGCTTTCTGCCATGCCAGGCCAGGCGATGAGATTTACGCATTGCTTCCTGCATACGCAACTGCAGTAGCCGTAAACGATCCATTAGAGTCTAATGGTGACGGTTGCCTGCGCAAACACACTGCCAAGGCATGGGCTGTTGGAACAACTGAGTCTATTGCGGAAACACAGTACAGTAAAATCATCCAGGCACGTGCACTTGAGGCAGTCGACAACAGTGCAGGCGCTGCAGTGGCAAGGATTAAAGTAGTCGTTACTTAATTGATGCTTTAAACACTTAAACACTTAAGTAAACATTTAAACAAACACAAACACACGTACACACGGAGGAATTAAACAAATGGATAACGAAAAAGCGATGGTCACAGCATTAAATGACCAGCAATTCATCGACACGCTTTATAACCTTGCCATGGTTGGAGGTCGTGGGCTTGCAATCAACAGCAATGGAGAGCTGAACATTAACGCCTTGCGCACCAACGCCCTGCTTCAGAAAGACGACTGGAAAATGCTCGACGGCGCAGTTGTTGAGGTAGCGCGTGGTGTTATGAATGGTATCGAAGACTTGAGACGTCTTGGTTTGACTTTTGACGTTGGCGGTCTCGGAACTACAATCCTTGAGTACGAACAGATGAGCGACATGAGTGATGCCAACGTTGACATGGCTGCGGTAACTCCAGGCCAGGAAGACACGGTTGCGTACAGCACCACTGGTGTGCCTATCCCAATCATACATAAGGATTACAGGTTGAACATTCGAAGGCTTATGGCCGCGCGCAAGAACGGTCACCCAATCGAGACTCACCACGCAGAAACTGCAGCCATGAAGGTTACCGAAAAACTGGAAGATATCTTGTTCAACGGTATCACCATGAAAGCAGATGGTTACAACGTTTACGGCTATACCACATTCCCGCAGCGCTTGCGGACAAACATCGCCACACCCTGGGATAGTGCAACAACTTCAATCCTTACTGACGTTGAGCACATGATCGCAACTATGGAAGCCGCTTATCACCGTGGACCGCTCTTCCTGTACGTCCCGACCAACTATTACAGCATTCTCATCAAGGATTGGAGCACCTATAAAGAAGGTACGTTCCTTGATAGAATCCTGGCTTACCCTCAGATTGCTGCCGTACGCCAGTCCAGCAAGCTGTTGCCAGCAGAGGTTGTAATGGTTGAAATGAAACGCGGCGTTGTAGACTTGGTAATCGGTCAGGATATTACCAATGTCGAGTGGACATCTCGCGGTGGATTACAGCAACACAACGTAATCATGACTGCCGCCGTTCCCCGTTTCAAATATGACGACAACGGTAATTGTGGCATTCTGCACGCTTTCGAGGCAGCAACATCCACAACCACAACTGCAGCGTAATCATACGTTGCGTTATTTATTGGCGTTATTAATAACGTTTTGTATTAAGTCTCGTTTTACCTGGTGCGTTGAGGGCGTAACGGTTTCCTTGACGCACCAAACACAAAGGCAGCAATTTTTTGAGTCCTTTGTGTCAATTTGCACAATCTCTAGAGCTAACCAGCTAGGACATGCGGTAGACATGTAGATTAGGAGACTCGGAGACATGAAGTCGGCTATATTGCAAACTTCATGCCAAAAGTCAAAAAACAACCAGAAACGTAGAAAGGAAATACAGACAATGTTAACCAAAGTAGAAATTACTCACGGCGTATACTCTAAACGCACAAAAGAGGGAGTCATCACCTACACAAAAGGTGACACAGTTTTCTTGGACGAGCACGAGCTTAAATGTAACAAGGGTTCAGTTCGTGTTTTGGAGGACAGCTACAAGCATCGCAGCGCTACCTTCAAGCGACCTGTTCCAGAAGTTGAGCACGTCGAACCTCTCACCGCTCCAAATACTCCTTTATTGCGAGGCACTGTTGAACACAATGAATGGTTGGAGAAGGAAAAGGCTAAACTGAAGGAACTGGGAAAACTGAAAGAGGCTGCAAAGGAATCAGAACAGGAACCAAAGCCTGAAGTAAAAAAGACAAAAGCGGCACCAAGGAAACCAGAGCCTAAGAAACGTCTTCCTTATAAAACCAAGGATGGCGTCCTGTCTAAAACGCTCGTTGAAGTAACGGGCAAAAATGACGAGGAACGGACGTTCGTCAACAAAGATGAGACCAAGGTCTGGACACTTCAGAAAGGTGTTCTTGTTCCAATGGAGGAATAAACAACCATGGCTAGAGTATCCGATGCAGAGGTTAAAGAAATAATAGATACAGATATCACGACGACACCGTTTATTACAGCAGCAAACCTGCTAATCACTCAGGTTTTAGGTAGTTCCGGCATGTCTGACGCTTACCTGAAGGAAATAGAGCGTTGGTATACTGCTCATTTGGTTACATGCCGTGATCCCAAGTCTGGCGGCGCGTTACGCAGGCACCGTATAGGTGACGCTGAAGAATGGTATGAAACACCAAGCGGTTCCGGCAAAGGTTTACCCGGACTTCACTCCACTTTTTACGGACAGCGCGTCCTTGAGTTAGATTATACAGGTTTAATGAACTCTGTCGGCAAGAAACGAGCGGAGGCAACGCACATCAACGTCACTCCAGACACTGGCGAGTAGGTGAATTATGGACTTTGCACTAAACCAAACTGCAACATACTGGGCATTCTCTTCAGCTAATGAATACGGTGACGCATCTTTTGACGCCCCTGTGACTGTTTCATGCAGGTGGGAGAACATTGAGGAAGTCATCATCGATTACAACGGTGATGAAGTGACTAGTCAAGGTAAGATATATTTAGGTCAGGATGTGGACGTTAGAGGCTTTATGTATTTAGGCACCAGTGCAGCCGACTCTCCCTACAGTGTCAGAGATGCGCGTGAAATAGTTGCATTTCGTAAAGTGCCTGATTTGGCCAACACGGAATATTTAAGGATAGCGAGAGTTTAATCATGGCTCTAAAAGGCTCAGGCGTATACGGTTCAGGCAAGGTGATCAAGAACTTAAACGTTCTGCAAACACGCATCAAGCAATCGCCGCGAGAACCCATAAAACAAACAATGGAACAGTTGAAGGCGCGTGTGATTGAAGTTACTCCCCTGGACAAAGGGAATTTACGTTCTACAATCCGGGTTTACCTTCCCGCTGACAACATTGGGGAACTTTTAGCAGGAAACATGATGGGTACTGGTTCGCCGCCTAAGTATGTAGATTACGCACTGGAGGTTCACGAAATGCCTGCAAACATGAACTGGACTACTCCTGGAACTGGACCCAAGTATATGGAAGGCCCGTTGAAAGAAATCTCTCCTTCCTTTTATAGAAGAATGTACACAACACTCAGGAAGATGTTAAGGAGGTAATCGATGAACCCACCCAGTTTTGATATAGCAGCAATGATTGTAGACAGTTCAGAGGGAACTCTAGGGACGAATCTCTTTGTTGCAAACCTTCCCGATACTCCTAACCTGTGTACGTGCATCTATGACACAGGAGGGTTTGAAATCATCAACCCTGAACACTTGAGTCACGAACTCCCAACAGTTCAAGTAATTGTTAGAGGATTGCCTTCCGCCTATACGACAATCTGGAATAAAGCCAAGAACGTCCGCAATGCAATACTCGGATACTCAAACACAGTAGTTAACAGCACAAAGTATATTGGAATTTTTGTCCTTAGCGACATTACATTCATAAAACGAGACAAAAGACGCAGACCGTTATTTTCATTCAATTTAAGGATTATAAGGAGCGAGTGATGCAGACACTGTACCTTAACTCTTATTTCCCTCAAGTACTTTAAGGAGCACACACTATGTCAACTTCAGCAATATCGGGTGTCGGCACTAAGCTATACCGCTCTACAACTGTAGACGGTACGTACACAGCAGTTGCCGAAATACCTAACATTGATGGACCTAACAAGTCCCGCGACACACATGACGTCACGGATTTGGACTCTACGGGAGGTTACAAAGAGTTCAAGCCTGCATTCCGGGACGGTGGAGAGATTACAATCGACATGTTCTTCACTCAAGCCGGTTACATGCTGATGAATGATGATTTTGAGCAGGATGATGTACGTTACTATAAGATTGTTATGCCGAACACAGACCAGACAATTTTCAGGTTTGCGGCGTACGTTACCAATCTTGGTTTCAGCATTCCTGCAGACGGTATTGTTACAGCACCTGTAACACTCAAAATCAGCGGTCAGATAACCATGTTTGACGGCAGTTCGACGACGTCACAGCTTTAAACAGTGTTTTAAATACAGTTTGAAGTATTTTTCTTGCAGGGGTGAGTGCTTAATTATTACAGGCATTTACCCCTGTTTTGTTTGAGATGGTTGGGTGTCTGGTTTATTTTTTTGGTTTTTCCTCTTGACAGGGTTTGAGTTTGGACGGCATAAATACACTCAACAATGAAATGAGTTAAACAGCGTAGAGAGAGAGAGAGGGAGGGAGGAAGAGAACAATGTCTAAAAAACAACGCATGAACAAATCCAACATTGCAATGTTGAGTCAAATACAGGCGGAGAACAGAGAGTTGAAGGCTTTGTTAGCTGCAACCTGCCTTTACCACAACGGTTCATACTTTATACCTGGAGGACATGTCGTCACTGCTATAAACCGTAATTTCGAGATTACAAGAAGCAGGGATGCGAGGAATGGTGGAGTTTTTGTTTCCTGCAAGCCTTTAAAAAAGTGAGGAGTACAAATATGTCTGAAGATACTTTATATAAAATAAAGCCTTTTGAGTGGCAGGGAGAGATAAAAAAGCCCGGTGATGTCATTAGATCCTTTACGCCATTCGGCCTTTTCTACACTGTCGAGTGCCGTCATGGGCACTTTAGATGGATTTACTACATGGGGGAAGGGTATGGTGTTTCATTTCCGTGTCCCTCTGTTGAGGAGGGTAAAAGGTTGGCTTTCAATCATTGGTTATCGTGTATTAAACCGTCTTTAGTAGAGGTGCAAACATGAAACCAGACATTCTTAGAGCGCTTATATGCTTTGGAGTTAGCTCGTTCTATGTTCCAGCGTTATTGCTTATCCCAGAGATGCAGTTGCTGTCTTTTGTGGGGATGGTGTGTTGTCAGGTAGCCGGGTTTGTGTGCCTGTTTATCAAAGATTAAAAGGAGTGGACAAGAATGTTTAAGTATCTAAATCTAATTGTGATTGTGATATGTGCTTCACCTTTAATGCTCTCTGGATGCGCTCACTCACAACCCAAAACAAAGTGGCACCTGGAACTCGAAATAAAAGAGCCGGGCAAAGACAAATGGATTGAAGTTTACCAAGACAACGACGTTCAAATTATCGCTGGACCTTTTGTATCAACTAGTAAGTGCAGGCATCACGTACTGCTTCAATATCACATCCTCTCTGAGCTTGGCGTCAAAGAGTTTAAATACATTGCTGCTGTGAAACGAGATGGAGAGGTTTGTGAGGTTGCAAGATTTGATGACTATATTCAAGCATACAGCTTCACCAAGCAGTTAACAGTTGAGCAAGGTGTTATTTACGGCAAGTGTTGGGAGTGGGAAAGGTTGAAGAAAAGCAATAAAGGAAAACAGTAACCATGAAAAACTTTAAAGAAATGGAAGAGCAACAACTGATGATGTTTGCCTTAGCTGCGGTGTTAGAGTGCATTGGTGCTGATGAGAGAGATGAGGGGCTTATTGAGGAGTTATTTCGTAGAGCGGAGGGTGGAGGAATAGTGGATGATACCGACTTGAAAAGAGACCTCTCTACATGCCCTAATTGCGGAGGCCCTGCAGACAACGGACACGATAGAGAGTTTCCACCAAACCCGTACCTCTGCACAAAATGCGAAAACATGTCAGTAGAGGATTTGAATGAAAACTAAACCAAAAATAGCAATATTACAACACTTCTCTACATTCCAACCTGGGTACGCTCTACACGTTGGTTGGCTTGAACGGGCAAAACTGCTTAAATACTTCGACCAAGACTTTGATTTTTTAGTTAATGCAGACTGCCCTCCTGCTATATTCCCAAACCAGCTTAATGTTTTAGAGCAACCTCCTATAGGCACTACTGGGATGTTTGACGACAAACACCGTGTCATCAACCTAGAAATATTCAACACGCTAGTCACTCATTTCGAGAACCTGTATCACGACATACTGCAACAATACGACATCGTCATGACAGGTGACATACTTTACCAGCGCCGTGGAATGTTCCTACCACAAAACCAAGCATACAGGAACATCACGTCAACTCTTTCAGACAAGAGGAAATACTTAAACTGGGTCCATTCCCGATGGAAAACGCCAAACATTCATGCAGAATATCCTGAAACATTGCTATACTCCAATCTGGACCACCCCAATTCATATATGGTGTACATGAATGAGACAGAACTCAACGGTTTAGCTAAAACTTACCACACTAAAAAAGTGGCCTGTGTTTACAACCCAAAAGACTTTCGCTCATTCAATGACTTTCACTCCTATTCCTGGAAAATATGCAAGCTTTTAGATGTACCAAATAAAGATTATATCCAAACGTTCCCGGTGTGCAGCACGCGCTTAATACCTAAAGGTTTGACACAAGTGGTTGAAACGTTCGCCGAGTTAAAGCGTCAAGGCGCAAAGGTAGCACTCATCATCGCAAATAGCAATGCTTCAAACCCTGACGCGCAATTTAAAATAGAGCAATTAATGCCTTGGTACGAGAGGCGTTTAAACTTAAAGTTCGGCAAAGATTACATTTTTACCAGTGAGGTATTTAATAAGGAGGCAATGCCTCGCCAAGTCATCAAGGACCTGTTCAGCGTCTCAAACGTGTTCGTGTTTGGCTCAAAAGCTGAGGTCTGCCCCAATACACTACTAGAGGCTCAAATCTCAGGCAACTTTGTCTGCATCAATTCCGCACTGCCTATAGCAGGGGAGTTTGTTGACGAAGGAGATGCGGTATTCTTCCTCTCTGATGCTTTTACTCCTGGTGTGCCGGATTATAGCACTTACTGCGAAGCTAAGAATTTAGTGGATTATGAAGAGGTTGCAAAACAGATAAGGGTTTATGCTCCAGATGTTTCTCATAAGTGGAAATACAGCTACGAACGTATATGGAATACGCAATTAAAACCTTTAATATATGAGTAAAGATTAAAAACAGGAGGAAATAAATGAACAACACAACATCCACAAAAACAGACAGGCAGTACATAGCAGGAATCATGCTGAAGTACGCAATGCTACTATTCGTGGCCTCTGTATTGTCAGCGACGTTTATAATCATCGGTGCAAACACTTTTTACGCGAAAGTTATACTGTTGTTTTTTCTCGTTGCTGTTATTTCACTTGCCTTCTTGTTTTCATTTTACAGTGTCGTGTTTTCGTGGTACATGTATTTCACGGAGGAAGATGGACGCGTGCCTCCCTACCAGCGCAAAGTGTTTGACGCCATGTATGCAATAGCGTGTGCTGCGAAAGCCAGAGGAGCATTCTCTGCCTTCGTTCAAAAGGCTAAAGAAGCTAATGCATACAGAGAACGACACCAAACACCTGGACAAAAAAGTGACAGTGTGCACTAATGACGAAATCCGATAACAACAACGACAAAAGGAAATTCTTCATAACTGGTGCCGACGGACGTACGGGTTACTACCTGTACACTGAACTTCATAAACTGGGTCATGTTGTATACGGGGTAGATAATAAACTTGCACGTCAAGGCTCAGACAAAAAGAAGAAGTTTTCACAGTGCAGTAATGGCCTGGAAAGTGACTTTGAATGTTTGGATATTTCCAGGATGGATTTTTTGACTGCGTATTTTGAGTCTGGACTGCTTGATGATTTGACAGATGTAATTCATTGCGCAACCGTTACGCACGATATGTGGAAATACTCAAAGGTTATGACTGAACAGAATGCATTGGTTAACGATTTCATTGGGACTTATAACCTTTTTATGTGCGTGAGTGAGTACTATAGTGATGCAAGAGTTTATGTTTTTACTGGCTGGAAGGGCTGGAAGAACTCTGTGCCTTGTTATTTATATCTAGAATTCATGAAGAATTTAAAAGATAAATCTATGTTGAAGGTGCGTACTAATTGGTGGGTAAGTTCCTATTATTCACTTTTTCAGTGTTTAAATGTGAAAGTTAAATAACAAAACAAACGGGGAAACATACAATGGTTATAGTAAACAATCTTTGCTTAACGAACAGGCACACTTGGGACTACGACAATAAACGTCAACTTTCGGACGTACAGATCTATTTAAGGTTTTTTACAGCACACATTACCTCAATCCTGCAGCATCTCCCAAACACTCGCGTATACACTTACTACTTTTACGACGCGAATGAACCTACCCAGGTTTCTGCAGACTCAGTTGTTAGGTACGCATTAAAGCAAGGTTTACCTCGTGTATACCTGCCCAATTGGGATATGTTGTCACTGCATGAAGACCTCAGCAAAAAGACACAAGAGCAGTACAAGGGTTGGTTGATGCGTGAACGCTATCTTGCAATCAAGGAATTCCTGGAAACCGCAAATGAGCCAGTATTGTTTATGGACATTGATACGATTGTGCGGTGTTCAACGTTACTTGACTGTTTTCGCAGGTCCAGGTTTGATTATTCCTGCCTTTATAGACCCAACCACAGGCGTTACAAGTACAATGCCGGGGTTCAGTTTTACAACAACACCAAAGGCTCCAAACATTTTTTAAATCACTTGTTAGCTGCATTCCCCAAAGACGATGAAAGGTTATTGCCTCGTCGCAGTGCTACGTCTTCACGCGCTTTGGGTGTTGAGCAGATAGTTCTCGGTGAAACAATTGACAGGTTCAGGCAATTAGAGATAGATTTCGCCTTCCTGGAACTGCCTAATATGCTAAACGACAGCGAATTGTATAAACACAGCGTTGTCTGGCACGGCAACAGAGGCGATAAGGAAGAGAAGCTGCATATATTTGAAACGGAGATGAAAAGGTTGAAGGAGGTGAGGAGGTAGACACTCTATGACTGAACTGTGCGACCCAACAATAATAGTAACCTGTGGACATGAAGGCAGCAGTGCGTTCACTCAGATATTGCATGAACTTGGTGTGTTTTTAGGCAAACCTTCAAACCTTGCCTCAAACTCCCGCAAGCAATACTTCGAGTACACTCCATT